TCCAGGATCAGGCAGATATCGTTGTTCGCTTCCAGTGAGAGAGGATCGCCGCCCTGGATCGACCGCACTCCCGAGGCGGTTTGGTGGTCCTGCAGCCAGACGACCTTGCGCCCGTCGCCCAGCCTGAAATGCTCGCCGGTGAGCTCGGCCAGCTTGACAAAGGCTTCCAAGACCGTCTCCCCCTCGAACTGGTGGAAAATTGCCTTGAGGCTGGCCGTGTGGCCATCCTTGTTATGGTCGGCTTCCAGATTCCATCCGGCAGGCGCCAGGGCAATGATGTCCGCGGGCCCCGTGGTGACTTCGGTCGGAGGCGTTCCAGGCGTGCCGATCGTCAGATTGCCCACATTCCTGTAGGTCAGCTCTCTCAGGAGATCGTCGCCGGAGATGGTGAGCTCTGCCATGCCCTCGCTGTCTAATCCCACCGCTATTTTGTCGATGATCCCGGCACGGATTTCTGTTACCGCGGTGGTAATCAATCCCCTGCATCTGGCAACGCGTTTGGCCGTGGCCAGGGCAGCCTTGGGATCGGCGGCTGGCATGGAGAATGAAAAAGTGCCCGCCTGGTCAAGGCGGGCAGCGCTTTCCCAGGAGGAGGTGGAAATGATTGGACCGCCGCCCTGCTTTATACCTGCCGAACTTTCGATATCGATAAAGAATTTCATTACCGATCAAGCCTCTCGACGTGTAGCGAATAGATCAGGCTATCGCTGGACGTATAGGTCATCACATCCCTTGAGATCAGGCCGGAATACAAGTAAGCATCGTTTCCGGCCGCGAACAGTTCATCCCTGACGTAAATTTCACAAACCTTGCAAGCAACAGAGCTGTCACCTACGTCTACATAATCGGCAGCGACGATGTGGACAACGGTCAAAATATCAGGCAGATCTGCGTCAGCAATATTGACGGCAATCTGATCGGTCCAGGTGGAGCTCAACGGGTTCATCCAGAAAAATATGATATCGATGTCCGCATTCTGTTTGTTCTTATCACACAGGATGACGTTGCGGATAACGATCCCTGGATAGTCAACAATATTGTCCACGGCGAAGTTGTGCAAGGCGCCGATCGCATCACCGGATGCATAAGCAAGTGTGGAGATCGATGGATCCACTTCATGCCGTGCCATTCTCTCTCCGGGCATGACTGTAAGCTCGGTGTAGAAGATATAACTGTTGTTCGAAACTCGGATGAACTTCGCCGATGTGGCCATCGTCACCGTCAGCAGAAGTGTGGCACCAGGGGTGAGCAAGTGGCCGTTGGTCGTCGAGGGGGCAGTGCCATCGAACGTCGCCATGAGTTGATATTCTTCAATGGTCAAGATAACGTGAGTGACGTTGGCTCCGAAACCGCTGAGCGTGCGTACGGTTCCATCCACCGTCAACCTGCCGTGATTTGCGCCGGAAGGCGTAAATCGATACTTACTCTCCAACGCAATATTCATCGTGCCCAAGTTGATGACACCGGTGACGGGCAACGGCGACTGATCCGAGGCGAATGTGACACCAAGCGATCCGGCCATAGCTTTCTGACCCAAAGTCTCCGGAAGTTGCGCTTGATCGGAAGCGAGCACGACGGGCAAGGAGTTTGCCGATGTTTTCGATCCAAGTGAGGTCGGCATTCTCTCGAAGGCCCACTTGACCAGGCCACGCAATTTGCCTGAAAGCGTTCCGGTCGTATCCGTGATGATTGCAGCATCCGCAACTGCGCCTTCCACCACATTCGATCCAGTGGCAACCTTCGTCGCCACTTCGCTTTGATCCGATGCGACAGTCACGGCCAATGACGCGGCCATCGCCTTTTGACCCAGAGAAGTAGGCAGGCGGGTCAAGAAAGTTACGAACAGACTGACCAGGCCACGCAGCTTCGAGGAAAGCGTACCAGCCGCATCGGTATCTACCTTTGCGTCCGCGGTTGCGCCGATAGTCGCTCCCGCCCCGCTGGTGGTGGTAATGTGCACTGATTCATCACAGACTATCTCGGCATTCTGCGTGCGCCGGTTTTCCCCTGCCACAGCCTGGAATTCGTTGGACCCGCCGTTATTAACCAGGGGTGCAATAAATTTTTTCGCTGCACTATCGGTCGGTAATTGCTCTGTATAAGCCATAATATTGCCTCCTAAGCAAAAGGATCGTAATAAGTGATTTCAGCCGAAGTTCCTGTCCCGCTATCAGTGATGGTCAGTGAAATGCTGTTCGGACCCGGTTTTAGGACCATCCATTCTTCCTTATCGGCTGGCGGCGTCAGGTGGGCATAATCTTCCGGCGGTAAGGGTAATATGTAGCCGCTGTTGGTCACCGAATAGGCGCCGCAATCGATGGTCACATTTTCTCCTGTCAAGACCGTGCCGGTATAGGTCAGGATGTGGCCGCTGGTAGTATTGTTGATGATGATATTCGTGATCGATCCGGTTCCGGATGTGATCTTGAACAGGATATCCGGCTGGTCCTGGTTGCCTCGATTGTTGACCGTGATCACGACCGGCATTCCGGTCGTACCTCCTTGCACACCGACCAGGGCCAGCGAGCCGTCCTCCTCGCCTATATCCGTATGTAAGTGGTCTTCCTCCGTCTCCCCGTACCAGCAAGGAGAGATCATCAGGAAATTGAGCGATAACTCGAGGTAATTGATGTGGCGCGCTTCCCGGGTCGCAACGATAGAATCCAGGCGAGCATAGCACCATTCCAGGGCGCCGTCTGCGCGCCTCCTATAAAGTTTATTCCTCGTCCCTCGCAAGACTCGCACCTCGTCATAGGCCGCATCGACCGCCTCCGGTGTGGCCGCCACGATAGCGCAATCCTTGGTGGGCCGGTTCTCGTTACGTGGGGCCTGGCTTGCGCCCAGGGGATCATAGAAGCCTCCACCCGGCAAGGCCAGGAGGTTTGTCCTTGACGCACCCGTGCCCACGTCGGTGACGGTCTTGTCAGCCGGGAGGGTATAAGAGCCAAATGCTTCCAGGGTGTAGCTCATTTCTTGCCTTTCGCTCGCATGGCTGCCAGCAGGCCATCCTTGGAAGCCTGTTTAACCTGTGCAGCATTGGATCCATTGATGACCTGATAAACAGTAATGGGAGTATGGTTCATGCTCATATTTGCAAACTGTCTCTGAGTCAAAATGCGTCCGGCAGAATTAGATACGAACCATTCCGGCTCGAGTTCGCCTACCTGATAGACTTCACCTGGAAACACATTGCCGCCATATTGTCTCTTTTTGTGTTCCACGTTACCGGAAATCCCTGGAGCAGTACCATTAACATAATTGGTATAGACTGTGATTTGAATAATCTTGCTTTGCAGGGAATCCAAAACGCCTTTGGCAGTCAATAGATCGGCGGTAGCCGTTTTGATGGCCTCGTCCATCGGGCCGTAGGTATCTTTGATCTCGGTCAGCTTTGTCTTATATTCAGCCAGATCGCCGGTCTTGGCGTACTCCATATTGGCTGCTTTCAAAGCCTGGTTGCGGGCGAACTGAACTGCACTGTCTGTGCCCCATACCTCATCGTTGGCTTTCAGACCCTCGGTATATTTAGGGCCGTAGTTGTAGACCCAGTCCTTCAAATAGCCCAGGCTATCCTGACCGACGCTTTTGTTCCAGTTTGCCTGCACATCGGCCAGGCTTTTCTGCGCGCTTTCGACACTTGCCAAAGCCGAGGGCAACTGCCTCACGAGGCGATTATATTCATCCCAATCGACATTAGCTTGTTGCATCCCGTAGGTATGATCCCAGAGCTGACGGGTATCTTTTGCCAGGTTCGCTGTATGTAACTGCATTGGATGGTGAGAAGCGGTTATACCGCTGGTACTGAGACCGATTTGTTTTGTCAGCCATTTTTCAGCATCCGCTTCGGACATTGTGCCGGCAGTCGTCTTGGTCTGGATATCATCAAATTGTTTTTGCGTAATTATGCCTTTTTGCAAAGCCACGGTATATTCGTTGAATACTTTTATATGCGTAGCCAGCCCACTTGTAGGTCCAAGTCCCGCCTGTTCAACTAATAATGCAAAAAATACGCCTAATTGAATTTTTAAGCCTTCAATACTATCTCCAGTATCATCTATTTTCTTACGGAATCCTTCCATCATATCCACGACAGGGCCGGACAGGATTTTGCCGCTATCCATCGCAGCTTTTCCCATTTCCTGGAGACTATTAATGTCGGTATCGAGGATTTTCTGCATCTCGATCCCGGCTCTGCCGAACATATCAAAGGCAAATTTATTCTTTGCAACGGATGTGGGTAAGGATTGATATTCCCTGGCTATCTTGATCAGGTTCTCGAAGGTCGGCTGGATACCTGCATTATTCAACTCCTTGAAGGCCATAACCAGGGTTCCCTGGCTGATCCTCAAATCATCTGACACTTCCTTCAGAATACCGGCCTCTTCGACTGTCGCGCCCATCTGACGCGCCAGATCCTTCTGGGCCATCGCCTGATCTATAGCGACTTGAACTGTCTCTTTGTAAATCTGTTTGATTTCCCTGAAACCCTTCTCGACCAGTTCGACGCCGGATCGGAGCTCGGTCAAAGTATTCTTGAAAGTCTTGGTCTTTTTAGCGCCTTCCTCTACATCATCAGAAAAGCCTTTCAAGGCCGTGCCGGAACGCTTGAGATTATCTATTAATCCCCCGGATTCGCCGGTCATTATGACTTTCAGTTCTTCGGGCATTATTTGTCCTTCCTCAAATCCTTGCCACCGCTTGCCATCACAAACATTTTTGCTATCTCGATTTGCTGTTCCATGGTCTGTGTTGGCTTGGGCAGTTCTTTTTCCTCTTCTTCCTCAGGAAGTCTGGGCAGAAAATCATCCGCCGTGAATGGGGCACTGCGTTTCTCTGGGTTGCGGTGAACTTCGGCATAGATGCTGGTTATAGTAGCCAGCATTTCAGGCAAGAGATCCATACTTTGCGGCTCGAGCTCGTCATAGGCCATCCACTCGCTTAAAAGATGCGACGGAATAGAACCAAGAATTCTGTCCACATCCAGCTCTCCGATCATACGCGCCAGGCGGAAGGCCGCCCTTCGTGCAGGGCGGCTTATGAGTTTTTTCGGAGATCCTCAGCCGCAGCCATTCCCAGGCCGGAAAGTCTCTGGGCTACCGCGAATACCCGTGAGAGGGCAACGGCGGATTTATCCTTCAAGGCAGCCACGTCGGCCTCAGTGAACAGGGGCTTGCCATCCTCGCCCAGGCAGACCATCGAAACCAGGCGGGCGCGGATTGCATCTTCCTCGGAATCCTTTGTGATCTGGCCTTCCAGCTTCTCGCGTTCCGCGCCGGTCAGGCCTCTGACCAAAACATCGCCGCCCCATTCGGGGATTTTTACCGTCTCGGTCGGCAGATCTTCAGCCTTGAGGATTTCCTCACGTTTCAAAAGAGCCATGGATTCCTTTTATGCGAGCGTGCATTGCCCGGTGATGGTTATTTCCACATCCGCACTCAGTTTGCCTTTGACCGCGCCGGTCGGATGGAAACGGGAGATAAACCCTGGTAAAAGCCAGGTGGTGCCAGCCGGATTTGGCCAGACGATATGGAAATTACGTATGATGCGGTTGATCGCCAGATATCCCAGGCCGGTGGTCATATTATGGGTAGCATTGACCGGATCCCAGTTGATCGGGAACGAGACAGTACCCATGTCGATCGTGTCAGGGATTTTCTGGTTGACCGCGCCCGGCGAGGAATGACTGGTGATTTCCTGGGCCGCGACTTTGATATCGGGCGGAGTGATATCACCTACCTCCGCAATGGTCGTGAAAGTTTCGGGGGTGAGCCCGTCTCCTAGCTTGAGTAAAGTACCGAATGATGTTTGTGCCACAGATCACCTCCTAGTTGTCTGGGATTTTCAGGACGGCGAACTCGACATCGGTCGCCGATGCTGCAAAATATAGTTGTCCATCCGGCTGCGCCCAACCCTCCTTGGGGAACATCGGGAACACCGCGTACTCTCCTATGCCGATGGAATAGGTGGTGATATTCCCGGTCCTCTGATAGGGATCGATCGTGCTCGAGATGGTGACGGTCTGGGCAGCGGCGTTGGCATTATGGACCAGCAATATTTCCTTGCCGGTCAGTGGGAAGCCCGCGCCATCGGCGAAACTCGCTCCTGCCTGCGTAAAGACGAAATCGGCAGAGTTGACCACGAGAGGCGTAGCCGGATATTTGGGGTGTAGCGTTTTGGGTGTTAATGCAAGTCTTGCCATAGTGACCTCCTAATTTACTTTCATATCCTGGATTTCAGCATTTATGCTGTTTCTAAATTCCTAGATCAAATCCTGCGTCATTACATTTTCGATATAAAACCTGAACCCGATCGTCTCCGCCCCGCCCCATCCCAGCGGCCCGAACTCGTAGCGGATCCGCTCCATCGTGGAGATCGCCGTCAGCGTCCGGTTCATCAATGCCACCAATATTGCCAATGGGATGCTCTTGGCGTATTTCATCGCCGTTGGCACGTCCCTGGTTAAGTCTTTCCTGGCCACGTGCAGCTCCAGTACGATCGTATGTATCCCCGTCATCATCTCTGGGGGCCCAATCGTATATTCCCCCGTCCGTGCGAAGCACAGCGCAAACGGGAACTGATTTATTGATTCCGGCGGCGTCTCCGGAGCTTCCCGGATCCCGCTGATCGCCTTTATTTCCGCCTGGATCTGGCTGATCGCTTCCTGCAGTGTCGCCATTATTTGCTATCCCACGCCTTCCCGATCTCCTCGCCGAGCGTCCTCATGAACCCTCGGATATCCTCCATGCTCTCCTTCAGCGCATCCCTCAGGTAGCGTTTCGGCCTCAGCCCACCCCGCATCCCGATGATCTTAGCTACCTGCCTGCCGCTCTTGAACCCATGTCGACTCGCCCACAGATCCAGCGCCGCACCTGGCGGCCAGTGCCTTCCGCCCTTCTTTCCTTCTCCCTCCGCCAGCAGCCCTGTTCCGAACTCCTGGTAAGGTGCATAGAACACATTCGTCCCCACCTTCGCCCACAGCGGCGGGTTGCCATCGTCTATCTGTGTGGCGATGTTCGA